TTGTTATACTGGAAGCTTATGGAAAAAAACGGATATCCCAATGCAGGAATAATAAAAGACAGTATTGAAGCTAGAATATCAGAGCAGGAAGGAGCGCGAAATGATGTGTCCGCTATGCAGGGTGGAAATGGCAATATCCAATTCGACTTACAAGGTCTCGTTGGACAATGAAGGTAGCCCAAAGTTAGTGCTTGAGCAGGAGCTTACTTGCAGGAGCAAGAAATGCAGTAATTACAATAAGATAGTAAGTACTGTTAGAAATCCAATAAATAACGTTGTGTCAGAATGACATGGTTATTGTACCTCCATAACGGAGTTAGTGCTCTCCGATAAAAAAGCACATTTTGGTTAATTAAGCATCCACAAGGGTGCTTTTTTTAATATATAAAATCGCAACCAAGAGCGGAAAAATGGAAAGGAGAAATATGGGTGCAGATTTAAGCGTAAACAATGAGTCGGTCGCTGAGACTCAGGAAACCGGAGCGGAAGTTGTTACTACTGACGTTAATACAGATAGTTCGGAAACAATCGAAGCAGAAGGACAGCAGTTAGCAGAAGGCAGTGAGGCAGAAATTCAGAGCGATGAAGAAAATGCCAAGTATGCCGCCGCAAGACGTAGGGCGGAGCAGGAGTTTGCTAAAAGGCAGAGAGAATCGGATTTAGCATTTGAGAGGAGATTTGCAGGCTACACTAATCCGATCACAGGACAGCCTATACGTTCACAAAAGGATTATTTTGATGCTTTAGATGCACAGGAAAAACTTCAAATGGAACAGAGTTTGCAGAGCGGAAGTGTAACCGCTGATGAGCTTAATTCCTATATCGAAAAGCAGATTAATAATAATCCTGCCATTTTACAAGCACAGCAGATTATTGAAGCAACAAAACAGCTTGAAATTCAGAATCGTCTTGAGAATGATGTCAAAGAGATTCAGAAGCTTGACAGTTCGGTGAAAAGCATTGATGACATCCTTAACAAGGATAATGCCGCCGCTATGATTCAGTATGTAAACGACCACAATGTGAGTCTTGCTGATGCTTATAAGATGTTCAATTACGATGCGCTTGTGTCTCAAATGACAGCAGGCGCAAAACAGGCAACTATAAATAGCATGAAGAATACACAGCATCTAAACCAGACTAATGGTATTTCCAATAGTGATGATGGCGGTGTTGATATTCCTAGTGAAGAGTTGCCACAGTGGAAGAGGGCTTTCCCTGATTGTTCAATGAAGGAATTGAAGGCCAAGTATAACAAGATTTTATGATAAGGAGATTAAAACATGGCTATTGTATTTTCAAAGAAGAGTGGATTAAATGATGATTTATGGAAGGTAACAGACCAGGTCGTTAGAGCTGTACTCATGGATACAGATAACGAGAAGAACAATGATGATGAGTTAGTTAAATCGTTGTTCAACATTAAGAAGTCAGATAAGTTCGGTGAGAAGATGACCGGTCTTACAGAAATGGCTAATTTTGATATTGTCGATGAAGGCGATAACGGTGTTCAGGATGAGCTTCAGCAGGGCTTCTCAAAGCTTATTGAGCATAAGCAGTTCATTAAGACATTTGTATGCACAGCAGAAATGAATGAAGACGGCGATATCGATACAATGAAGACAGCAGCAGCTAACTTTGTTAGAGCTTACAAGAGAACACGCGCACAGTATGCTTCAGATGCACTTACAAGTGAGGGCGCAACCTTCATGTTCGGTGGTAAGTCGCTTGATAAGACCACAGGTGATGCAAAGGCACTTTTCGCAACAGATCATCTCGGAAAGAAGTCGGGCGTTGCTGAGCAGTCCAATGTATTTACAAATGGGTTTGGAACAGATTCTAAGATGCTTAACAGACTGGCTAATATCGGTCGCAATTTCAAGAATGCCTCTGGCAATGTTATGGGATACACATTTGATACAATTGTTATTCCCGGCAATTGCCCCGAGCTTGAGGATACTGTAAGAAAGATTATTAAGTCAGACCTTACAGTTGGTTCAAATTACAATGATGTAAATACTCAGAAGGGACTCTGGAATCTGGTAGTAAATCACAGATGGGTGGCTGCAGAGGGAAAGGCACCTTATATTATCATGTCGAGTGAAGCTAATAAGGAGCTTTCAGGTTCAGTATTCTTTGACAGAATCCCACTTACTATGAAGGACTGGGTAGAGGAGAAGAGCTTCAACCTTAACTGGTCAGGTAGAGCAAGAATGTCTGCCGGATTCTTTGACTGGAGACATGTCATCCTTGGCGGTGCTGACCTCGGTACAACACTGTCATAAGTGAATAGCAAAAGGGGTGGAGCAATCTGCCCCTTTTTATTTTTAGGAGAATAATATGATACCAAAGAATCTAAAAATCGGTGACACATTTGAAGATGGCGATTCAACTTATGAGATTATCCGCGTATTAAAAGACGGTAATTATATTTCTAAGAGAGTTGAATGCAATAAGCTTGTGGAAAAAGATAAGTTTTTGGAAGAAAAAGCAGAAGATAAGAAATACACTAAGACGCAGATTAACAGAATGACTATTGCTGAATTAAAGAAGTTGGCTAATGAATACGGAATTGAAGCGACAGGCGGTTCTGCTATTAAGAAGGCTATTATCGAAAAATTGGAGTTATAAATTATGACATGGGAAGAATTGAAATTAGCAACCATACAGAAAATGTTTAGTGCAAATGGAAGCACTATCCCGACAGACGACAGTACAAGGGACTACTTGGCTGCAATGCCCCAGGTAGCAAACGAAGGTATTTTAATGCTTTCGACGGCAGGTAAGTTTTTGGTTAAGAGCGTGTCTATTTCAATTAACCCTATACCAAATATCTTAGGCAAAGAGACTGGCGGAAAAATCCATCTGAAAGAAAGCGGTAGAATGATATTTAGCGGAGATTGTGCTAGGTCATATTACTTTGAAGCTACGGGAAAGTGCACTGCTACAATTTCAGCAGGAGATTATGTAGAAATTGTTGATATCGATAGCATAAATAAGTATACGCCGTTTAAGGGATTGATAAACAATGAAAAAAAGCTTCCTGTAACTATAGTATTCGATTCGGAATATCCATATTCAGTAAAGAATATTGCGTTATACAGGTCTAAATTTACAGAGCCAGGCTTAGTTCCGGATTATTGTGAAAAAGTCAGATTTCGTATGCCGGATATTGTTGATGATTTTCATTCGATTAATTCAATCTACTTTGAAGGCGATATTCAAAATACAAGATATATTAAGACGGATGAGGTTTACCAAGAGGGTGATAAGGTACTTGCCCTCGATAGAGAAGTCCCAGGTAATTACATAGTGTATTACAATGCACTACCTCCAACAATAACAAGCGGAACAGAGGATAGCTATGAATTATCGCTTGATAGAGAAGTGGCTGCAATATTACCGCTTTATATGGCTTCACAGCTATATAAAGAGGATGATATCTCAATTGCCACACAGTACAGGAATGAGTTTGAAGTTGCGTTTGAAAGATTACAAAGTACTGCGATAAACGGCAAGGCGGAAGAGATTAAGAGCGAAAGTGGGTGGATTTAATGGCGGTAAATTTTAGCATACCTAAGAGCCCAAGCAAAAGCATAATGACAATTGATGACTTTCTCGGAGTCGATTTCAGCAATTCTCCTGCTAACATTGACGATAACAAGAGCCCAAACGCAGTAAATCTCATAAGAGATGTACCCGGAAAAGTCCGTAAAAGGATGGGATATGAAGTAATAAAAGACTATGGGCAGGGTAATATAAACGGATATCACACAAGGCGCGGAGATGATAAGGCCATTGTTCACGTTGGAACAAATATGTATATGGGTGATGATATTGTTTACGAGGGTGCTAATGATGCAATATCTCGTTCGTGGCAGTTTAACGATAACCTTTATATTATTGACGGCAAAAAGATGCTACAGTATGATGGCAAAAGTTTGCACACTTGTGAGAGCGTAGCATATATCCCAACAATAACCATTGCAAAAGCACCTGGTGGTGGTGGCACACAGTATGAAGCTCTTAATTTGATTCAGCCTGCTTTTATTGAATTGTTTTTGAGCGACGGAACAAGTACATCTTATCAGCTTACATTTGGTGAGTTAGATGATACTCCGGTTAAAGTATGGTTTCTTGACTCAAATGCAAATTGGGTTGAAAAGAAAGAGGGAACTGATTTTACTGTAAACAGACCGGCGGGAACCATTAATTTTACAACTGCACCTGGAAAGAGCCCATTAACAGGAGAGGACAATGTTAAGATACAGGCATACAGAACGGTCGAAGGATACGCAGACAGAATTAATAGGTGCAAGTTTGGTACGAGATTTGGCGTTAATGGGGCTTTTGACAGACTGTTTATAAGCGGAAATCCTGATTATCCAAATAGTGACTGGTATAGCCAACAGTGGGACTGTACATATTTCCCAGACACAGGGTATTCATTGCTTGGAAGTTCAAAAAGTGCCATAGTCGGCTATTCAATTATTAGTAACTATCTTGCTACACACAAGGATGAAATGGAACAAGACTTGTCTATTATTTTGCGTGAAGGAGATATGGTTGATAATGAGCCTTCATTCAAAATAATAAATACCTTGCAAGGTGCAGGAGCAATAGCTACTAATAGTTTTGCTTATTTATGTACAGAGCCTTTGTTTTTAACGAGAAGCGGACTTTATGCAGTAACTGCACAGGATATAACAGGCGAAAAGTACGCACAGAGCAGAAGTTTCTACTTGAATGGAAAATTGACTAATGAAAAATACGAAGATTTAGTTGATAGTTTTGCTTGCATTTACAATGATATGTATCTACTAAGTGTTGCACACGATAGATTGTATATTCTTGACGGACTTCAACCGATCAGGACAGATAAATCAGAGCCGTATGCAACGAGACAGTATGTTGCCTTTTATTGTAATAACCTGCCGATTCATTCAATGTGGGAGCAGGATAATAGACTGTTTTTTGGTACAAATGACGGAAAGATATGCCGTTTTTATAACGATAAAGAGTCTCTTAACTCATATAGCGATAATGGAGAGAGGATTGTATGCCAGTGGGAGACACCAGATATAGACGGTACCTTGTTCTATAAAAACAAGACTCTTAGATATATTGCTATTCGCGTTGGCGCAGCAATTGCAACCAGTGTAAAAATATATGGCATGGATAGAGGACTTTGGAATTTCATCAAGTATGACAATACATTTGGTCGATACTTTTCGTTCCAAAACTTAGTATTCTCGAAAGTAGCATTTAGTGGAAATAAAACACAGAAAGTTTCAAGGACAAAGGTAAGGATTAAAAAGGTTGATAAGTATAGGATAAGACTTGTAAACGATGAATTGAATGAGCCATTTGCATTGTATAACATAGCGATGGAATATACAGAAAATGGAAATTACAAGGGATAAGGAGAAAATATGGCATTTACTAAAATAACGAGTGAA